CGCAACCTCTCGCCGAGCGCCGAGCTCTCAAGCCTGGTCAGCTCGGTCGCCGGTCAGCCGAGCCCAGACACGCCGGGACCGCCACCGACCTCAACTCTTCCCCTGACCGCCGTGCCCTCAGGGACGCGCTCAGTCGGCCGCTCAAGCGTCGTCGACGCAGTCCGTAAGGAGCTCGGCGTCCCTTACGTCTGGGGTGGTGAGTCAGCGAAAGGCTTCGACTGCTCAGGCCTGCTGCAGTACGGCTGGGCTCGAGCTGGCATCCAGATCCCACGCACCACCTACGACCAGTGGAAGCAAGGGACGCCGGTCAAGAACCCGCAGCCTGGGGACGCGGTCTTCTTCCGCGGCTCTGATCCGCGAGGCAACCTGCCAGGCCATGTAGGGATCTACATCGGCAATGGCAAGTTCATCGAGGCACCGCACACCGGATCGACCGTCAGGGTCTCGAACCTGGCTGGCCGCTCCGACTACGTAGGAGCTCGAACCTTCGGTTAAGAAACGTGCAGGACTGTCCCCAATTGTCACCAACCCAGTACACTCAAGCTGTCTCGGAGGCCAGGTTTCTTCGAGGCTCTTGGGAGGCGAGGCTCTTCGGAGCCTCGCCCTTTTTTTGTGTGTCGACAACTCTTGCAGAAAGGGATGCTTCGGGCTGTCTACCCGACCTCAAGAATGAGTTGCAAGAGAAAGTCCGCCTGTCGCGTTTGGCTCTACCACTAGCCACTCAAGAGTTGCCGGTGCTCGCGTAAGGCCTGGGGCAACTTTGCAGGCCTCTGCGAAACCACCCTTTTTCCGCTTGGTTGAGCCAAAAACTGGGCTGGGATGGTGACCCTGGGATGGTGACCGCAGTTGCAAACCATATTCCAATGGGGTCCGGGCGCACACACGAAGAGACCCGCTCTCGCGGGCCTCTCCCCTGCCTTGCTGAAGGCGTCTTGCTACTCGTCGTCGAAGCGTTCGATCGACGCCGCCAGCACCTTCAGCGCGCCGTCGACGACCGCCTCGATCCGCCGCTCGCAGTAGCGGCGAGAGCGCGGGTTGCGCTCGCCGATCCGCTTCAGGTCGGGCGCGTACGCCTTCTTGACCTTGACCACGACGTCCTCGTAGAGAGTGTTGCCGAGCGCCTTCGCGTCGATCATGCGCTCGCCGGACGTCCAGACCGCCCTGCTCGTCCGTCCGTCCCGCTTGATCACGTACAGCGTCTGCGAGTCGAGCTTGCGCTGCGCGCCGAGGTGCGCGCGGATCAGCATCGAGCCCTCCCGCGGGCTGGCCCCCAGCGAGTTGGCGAGCGTCTGGTTCGTGAAAGGCTCGCCTTCGTGATCGAACAGCCACTCCTCGAGGATCTCCCAGCGTGCCTTGTCCGGCATCACTCCACCTCCAGACCCACCATCATCTTCGCCACGTCGAACTCGGTCTGGAAGGCGAGCAACGCCTTCTCGATCCGCCGGATCACCGGACCGGGTAGCTCGACGTGGTGCTTGTTCATCTCCTCGAGCTTGTCGGTCGCAGCGTCGAGGTGGTTCTCGATCGACATCGCCGTGAAGCCGGAGAGCATCCGCTCGGCGAGCGTGTCGGACTCCTCGCGCCGCGCTGCGCGCTCCGACGGCGAGACGACCCTCTCCTGCTCGTTCATCTCGTGACGTGCCTGCAACCGCGAGTGACCAGCCGCAGCACCGATCGCTTCGCGACGCTCGCGCGGGAGCTCGGCCACGATCTGCTCGACCTGCTCCATTGGGGCCTCGCGGAGGATCCGTCGTGTCTTCTCGACGTCCTTTTTCGCCGATATCGCCTGGCCCCCGTACGGTGACGGCGAGCCGTCCCCGCTGGTGTGCCAGCGGATGAGTTGCCTCACCCACTGCTCGCTCCTGTCGAACCGCTTGCCGACCTCGGGGTTGCTCAGGCTCGGGTCGGACTCCTTCGCCGCGACGATCTCGGCTGCGGCCTTGTGGTAGAAACCCTCGCCCTTCTCGAGGAGCTCCTCGGCCTTCGCGAGGTGTTTCTCCGCAGATTTGTTCATCTAGCCTCCTTGTCGCCGGGGCGCTGTTTCATCTTCGGGAGCGGTGCCCCGGCACCGCACCCGGACTCTAATACTTTTCACGTCCGAAGGTACAAAGTGAAGAGCCCGCTTGCGCGGGCCCTTCGTCGAGGAGGCGACTGCGGGAATCGAACCCGCGTGCGCGGATTTGCAGTCCGCTGCCTAGCCACTCGGCCAAGTCGCCACGCTCATGGATTCATCGTCCCGATGATGTGCATGCCGCCCTGCCCCATCGAGTTACCGACGCGGTAGGCAGCTCGCACCATCACCTCTGGCTGCTCCTCGTCAAGCGTCGGCGGCGGCAGCGCGTCCTCTGACGTCGGGATCGAGTACTCGATCGAACCCTCGAAGCTGTCGCCCGCCTCGACGAGCGTAGCCATGTTGCGCAGGATCGCCGCCACCTCGGCGTACGTCGACGGGACCGGCAAGTTGCCGCTCATCGCCAGCCCCGCTCGACGAGCAGCTCGCGCAGGGCGGCGGCGGTGGTCTTGGCGACTCCGAGAAAGTGATCGATCTCTGCGTCGCGCGACGGTAGGTCGTCCATGTTGCCGTCGATCACCCCGAGCTCCTCCTCGACGACCGTCAGCCGCCCCATGATCTCGCGGCGCATCATGCTGGCGTTCTCCTCGATGAGCTGCTCGTCGCTCACGGCTTCTTCGCCGCCTTCATCTGCTCGTCGGTGCGGTAGCGGGCCCAGATCCCGTACTCGTCGCCCTCCTCGAGCCTGGCGACCCTGATCTCCCAGTGGTCGTCCGGGCCCGCCGCCTTGCCGACCGTCTTGCGGGCCGAGTACGCGGCGCTCGAGCCCTCGAACGTACGAAGACGCGCCCAGGTTCCCGGACGCGCCTTGATCTCGTCGAGCGCCTCGTTGTACTTCGAGGGGGTGCGCCGCTCCGGCGGCGCGCCCCACTCGATCTCGACCGGTGCCTGGTTCTTCGCTGTTCCCTTCGGCATGTTCCTCCTCACTGCCTCATGTAGGACTTCATCTCGTCGTAGACCTTGGAGTCGACCTTGCGGTGGCCGTAGCGCTCGTCGATCACGCCGATCCCGTCGCCGGTCAGCTCCTCGATCTTCGCGTCGGGCGCGTCCGCCTCGATCAGGTTCGTGATGAACGTGTGCCGGGTGTAGTGCGTCTTGATCGGGCGTCCCAGCTTGGCCTGCTCAGCCGCCGCCTTGATCGCCTCGCCGACGTGACCCGAAGTGGACATCCTCTGCACCGTGTTCGGGAACAGCAGTCCGCCTCTGACCAGGTGCCCGCCCGCCTCGGCGTACTCGATGTACTCGACGAGCACACGGGCGAGGAAGGGGCTGATCGAGACACGGCGTACCTTGTCCTTGCGCGAGTCGAGCCGTCCCTTTAGCGGCGCGAACCTCGGCGAGTCCGGATCCTTCGCCCGGTACTCGGAACTCTGCTGCTTGGTGACGAGCAGGACGTGCGGGAGCGCGCCAGCCGCATGCAGGGATCTGTCTGACTTGTAGAGGATGTCGCTCCACTCGAGCGCGAGCGCCTCGCCGATCCGCAGGCCGGTCTCGACGAGCAGCAGGAACATCACCCGGTTGCGAATCGCGAGCCAGTCGGAGTCCTTGAAGCGCGCGTTGCCGCCGCGGCCGGTTACCGGCCTGGGCGGCTTCTTGAAGTTGGCGGCGATCCGGTCGATCTCCTCTTGCGTGAGCACGATCTTCTCGCCAACCGCCTCGCTCTCCACCTTCGGCGGCACGTTCTCGATCCCGATGTGCGCGACCGGATCGTAGGGCGAAAACGCGAACGGGTCCTTCGTCATCTTCCCGAAGAACGACTGCAGCGCCACGTACAGGTTGCGGTGCCGCGTCGGGCTCAGGCCGAAGCCGCCCTCCTTCGTCGGCCGCACTGCTCTATCGAGCACCTCGCGAATGTGTGCGGGCCGGACGTCGATCACGCGCATCGAACCGAGCCGCCAGAGCGCGTAGAGCAGCCAGAGCTCCTCGTACAGCTTCTTCGTCGTCGGCGCGAGCCTGCTCTTCGAGCCGTGGCCGTTCTCGATGAACAGCTCGAACGCTTCCCTGCACTTGATCGTGCGGTTGGCGACGCGCTTGTGCTTCGGCGTCGCCTCTGTCTCGCTCAGCTTCTGGTTCGCGTCGCGCTCGTTCTTGGTCTCGAGCGAGAAGCGCTGCCTCTCGCCGTTGACGTCGCCCACGAACCAGAACATGCCGTACTGCGAGATGTACAGATTCGGCCTGGAGCCGTACTTCTTCAGCTTTGTTGCCATGTTGCCCTCCTGGGTTGAGGTCGACCTGTGAACCGCTGTCTGCGGTCTTAGCGGACACAGCTTAGCGCAAGTCTCACTCTTCCCTTGCTAGGTAGTCGCCCGAGGCTGTTCCGAGTGGTGCGCGTGTCGAGAGTTTCCAGCCGTCCCACTGCTTGCGCTCTTCGAGCCCCGCTCACTCGAGCTCGAGCGCGCGCGGTGCACCGGCTTTGCTCTCCCCAGAGCCTTGCTCGTGTCCGCTGTCGGCGCTCGAGCTCGAACTGCACCGCTGTCGCGTGCCTAGCTTTTACGGTGTCCCCGCTCGTCGAGACTGGTGTCCCGCTCTCACGTCGCTTGTGGTCAGAGCTCTTCTGTAGTGATCACCCCTTGGCGCGCTCGTAGTGGTCGTGTTCCCAGCGGCGAATGAACTGCTGGGGATCCTTTGCTGCGCTGGCGCGCGCGAGGTCGTGCAGCGCGATCGCGCGCAGCGAGCGCTCGACGTCGAGCTCGTCGCGCAGGCGTTCGATCGTGCGCTCCTGTGCGAGCGCGCGCACGCAGAGCTGCTCGAGCTGTCCACGGTGTGCGCGCTTGTACCTCTCGAGCTCGGTGTGCCGGACGAGCGCGTAGTCGCGCAGGTCCCGGCGAGGCTCCGAGCCGTTGCTGCTCACGCCGCGGTGCACTCGGGATGCTTGCTCTTCATGTGGCGGGCGAGCTGCTGGAAGGTGCGGTTGCAATGCGGGCAGACGCCTGCGTGCGCGCGCGCCTGCAGCCGATCGGCGCGCTTGCGCTGCTTGCCCTCGCGCATGCGCGCGGCCCGCTCGCCCGCTTCGGCCTGGTCTTGCGCAGCGCGCGCGGCGGCGAGTTGCGATTTCGCGCGCTCGTACTTCTCCTCGAAGCTGTCGTTGAAGACGAACTTGTGCCCGAGCGGGCAGTGAACGCTCTTGCCCTCGTCGTGTGCGACACGGTGCAGGTTGCTCGGAATCGCGAGCGCGATCCCGCACCAGCAGTGCGTGACGACCAGCTTCTCGGTGTACTCCATGGTGGCGGGCATCAGCGCTTCCTCCTTCTCGACTTCTCGACGACGCGCGCGACGTTCTCGACGTGTTTCTCGAGCTGGCGCTCGCTGAGTCCGTTGTGCTCGCCGATCGCGGCGCGCAGGCGCGCGCGCAGCTCGCGCTCCTCGCGGGTCATCGCAGCTCCTGAATCCAGACTCTTGCGTGCGGCCCTTCGTCCTCGAGCAGGTCGACGTAGCGCTTCTCGACCATCCACGATGCGATCTGCGAGTCGTCGCGGAGCAGCACGCCTGAGAGCGCGTCGCCGATCGCGCGCTGCAGCTTGTCGAGGTCGGGCTTGCCGGTGTGCCAGTAGGGCGCACTGTCTTTCAGTAGCTCCGCGTTCTTGCCGGTGCGGTAGTGCGCTTTCGGCCGCGGGAAGACGAACGAGACTTCGACCTCGACGGCGGTTACAAGCGGCCCGTGATCGGGCGGCAGCGACGTGTTCGCGAACTCGGCGACGGTGGCGCGCCACGGCTTCAGGTTCGCGTTCGCCTCACCGCCCCACGGGTTTTTCGACCCTTGCGGGATCGGGATTCCGGGCACGACGAACTCGAAGGCGCGATACTCGCTCACGCGACGGCGTCCTCGTGCCACCTGTTCAGCTCCGTCGCCTTGGCGCGCGCGGCGCGTCGCGTGTGGTGAGTCGAGATCAGCTTGAAGTTGTAGGCGCGATCGTGAACGTGCCAAGTGCGCGTCGGTTTGCGGTTGACGCTGCCCCTGCTCATCGAGCGGTAGCCCGAGAGCGAGCGGACGACGAAGCGCTTGCGTTTGCTCCAGTTCATCCGCCGACACCCTCGATCGTCTTGAGAAAATTCTCCCGGTTGCTCTGCGCGTAGTAGAGAACGGGGACGAGCACGTAGTAGCGCCCGGTCCGGTTCGGCTCGACGCCGAGCGGCACCGCGAGGTCGTCGACGAGCGTGTCGAGGATCTCGGCTCCGCGCTCCAGCTTGTCGTCGGGCACGAGCACAGTCCAGGATTTGCGGTGGCGCGCCTCGCCGTCGGATCGTGGTGATGTTGTTGAGGCGCGCCGCCGCGTCTGCCCACAGAAGGGGCAGTTCTCCGACTCGCGAGGTTTGCCGGATGCTCGAGCAGCGAGCGTGTCGGGAGTCGGAGGCTGGGGCTGGAGCAGACCGCGCTTCGGGAACATCAGGTGCCCGTTCACCTCGCGCACGTCGCACCAGTAGAACTGCTTGTCCTTCAGGAAGCGGATCGCCGCCTTGTGCCCGCCGAGCCTGCCGGTGATGTCGTCGTGACAGCCGGGGCAGAGGCCGGTCAGGTTGCCGACGATCTGTCCTTCGATCTCGATCCAGCGGAAGTCGCCGCCGAGCTGCGAGCGCCGGACGATGTGATGTGCGTGCTCGGCGAACTTGCCGCACTCGGGGTTGGCGCACTTCGGCCCGACCGTGAACTTCGGGCCCTCGACGCCGCGGATCATCCAGGCCTCCTCGATCACGGCGAGCGTCATGTCTCGGCCCCCAGGCGGACGAGCTCGAGCATCCCGCTGCCGTTGATCCGAAACGCCTGGACGTGCTCGCGTCCGGCATCAGCTTGATTCGGCAGCGTGCCGTCGTGCACGAGGAAGCCTCGCTCGAACAGTCGTGTCGACTCCCGCCGCTTCGAGTGGTAGTCGCCCGTCGCCATGAACGAGGCGTCGTAGGCGGTGTGGCGCTCGCGGTCTCGGTACTGGTAGAGCACCAAGTGGCCTGCCGAGCGGCGCTTCAGCTTGCCTTGCTCGCGCCGCTCGACAGCGTCGCCCGACTCCTTCTCGGTCGGCTCGGGATCCTTGCCCGAGTACTTGCCCGAGGGCTCGAACTCCTCGTCATCGAAGTCGAAGCCGTACTGGTCGCTCATCGACGGGCGAACTCCTCGAGGTCGATCAGCCATTGCACGACCGCGCCGACGAGCACGCCGACAAGGAACGCGAGCGCGATCGCGGCGACGACCATCAGGGCTGGCAGCTCCACTGTCGCCAGGAGCCGTCGTGTCGCACCGTGAGCGCGGCGCTGAGGGCGTTGGCGACCGGGTCGAAGGGGCTGAAGCCGAACGGGCTCCAGCTCAACTGGAAGAGCCCGCTGTACCTGCCGTTGGTCGCGAACGGGTTGTGCGTCGACTCGCAGTAGGAGACCGTGCGCAGCGACCAGTAGCTGACGCCCGAGACGGCGCTCGCGAGCCGGAGCGCGTAGTCCACGGTCGGACGCCAGCGCCGCCGCGAGATCAGCAGGCGGTGGTAGGCGAGGTGGCGCATCTGCAGGAAGCGCCCGTGCCAGTACGTGGCCGAGTGACCGTGGGTGCGGTCGGGCTGGAGGTGCGGTTCCGCCCAGGGCGGGGAAATAGGTTCCCTGGGGAGGTTTTTCCCCAGCCCGACCGTCGTTGCGATCGTGCAGAAATAAGTGATGACGAGTGTGGTGGCGAGCAAGCGGATCAGCCGCTCCTTTCCTCGCTGACGGGGGGTGCCGAGCGCTTGATCGCGTCGGCGTGCGCAGCGGCGCTCGCGTGCGCGGCTGCGTTCTTGTGACGGCCCTCCATCCAGGCCCGAAACTTGCGGCAGTGCTTCGCATGAACGATCCGAGGCGCGCGTCCGAAGAAGACGCGCTGCGGCTCGCAGTCGCAGTCGGCGACGCGCTGGCGCTCGGCCGCGGCGTCGCCCATCTGACGCCGGTACTCCTCCTCCTGCCACTTCGTGTCGCGGAGCGTGCCGGGTCCGAGCTTGCGCACCATCAGCGGCGCACCGTTCTCAGCACGCCGAGCTTCCAGAGCACGCGCTCGCGTAGCGTCAGCTTGCGCGCGTAGCCGCCCTGCCAGATCAGCCAGCCGTCGACGTGCGTGACGGGGTTCACGCCGTCCTCCAGGCGGGGCAGCCGGGGCGGTAGCCGCAGTAGTCGCAGGCCCAGGTGTCGAAGCGGCCGGTCGTCGGCCAGGGCTCGTCGGGCCCGTAGATCGACATCAGGAAGCAGGCCCAGGCCGAGAGCGTCCTGATCGAGCGCTCGAGCTCGCCCTGTTCGAAGCGCGACGGGCTGACCAGCAGCCCCTCCTCCTCGAGCGGCGTCAGCACGGTCACCTTGTTCGTCTTCACCGTTGCGGAAACACTGTGGAATTCCACCGGCTTATTCCGCGCCTTGCCGTAAACGGCAGCTTGAATTCGCCACGCCTCTTTCGGTTTGCGTTGCGCGCTCTTGCCGGTCTTGATGTCGATCACGGAGGCCTCGCGGTCGACGTCGACGCGGCCCTCGATCGGGACGGGAAGACCGAAGTCGGCCTTGACCACCAGCTCGACGCCCTGCGGCTGGATCCGCGGCGCGACGGCGTTCTGGTAGCCCGCGAGCATCACCCGTCCACGAGCTCGAGCGTCGTCAGGGCTCGTGTCCCAGAGCACCTCCTCGCCGTTCTTCTCCTGCTCGGCGAGCACCGTGCGCGGGAAGATCTCCTCCATGTACTGCTCGAGGAGCCCCTCGAGCGGCAGGTCCTCGTGCGAGCCGATCTTCTGGTGGAAGTTGGTCTCGAGCGCGCCGTGCACGGCCAGGCCGGTGACGGGCGCTTCGCCCGGTCGTTCCTTGCGGTGGTGAAGGTAGCGCTGCTGCCACTGATACGGGCAGCGCTGCAGCATCGCCAGGCTCGACGGCGACCAGTGCTTGATCGGCAGGTTCCAGTCCTGCGACGGCGTGAAGGCGTCGAGCTCGTGAATGTCGAGGCTCATGCGAAGTCCGTCGCCTCGACGGTCGGCACCACGCCGCCCGCCGCCTCCCAGAGCGTCTCGTCGCCCGCGACGGGGATGATGTGCACGTAGATGTCCCACTCGCTCGGTCCGTCCTTCGCGCGCCGGTAACCGCCGAGCGGCAGGTCGTACGAGCCCTCCGCGTGCCGCGGCGTGTACGTGCGCCCGCCGAGCGAGAGCAGCCACTTCGCGGTCTCGGCGTTCTTGGTGATCGCGAACACCGCGTGCGCGCGCATTCGGTAGACACGGGCGTCACGCGCGCGCATCTCGGCCAGCAGCTCCGCGGCCGTCATCAGCTCGGTCTCAGAAGGGGATGTCATCGTCCCCATGCGGCGGCGGTGCGTCGGCGGGCACAGGCTCGGGCACCGGCACAGAATCCCCTGCACCGAAGCCGTTTCCGCCGCCGAACGCGAGCTCCTCGAGCGGCGGCAGCGGCGTGAAGAAGAAGAACTTCGCCCAGTCGTAGGCGACGCGCTTCTGCGTCGCGAACGACTTCTGCTCCTCCTTCATGTGCCAGAGCGTCGCGACGGCCAGCTCGCCGCCCTTGTTCAGGCACATGCGCCAGGCGTCCTCGGGATCGGTCTTGCGTCCCACCGGCTGCACGACGTCGATCCCGGTGTCCTCGTCGGGCACGTCGATCGCGCCAGCGCGGTCGTAGTAGTGATCGATGTACGGCTGGCCGGTGTGCTGGTTGATGTTCCCCTGGCGCGTCGTGTACTCGATCAGCGCCAGTGCGCCGCTTTTCTTGAGCGCGCCCGCCTCCTGCAGCTTCTCGGCGATCTTCGTCTTCAACATCTTGATCTCGTCGTCGTCGGTGAAGACCTTTCCCCAGCCCGAAGAGGGGTCTTGCTCCACCTTCGTGATGTGCGCCTGGACTTCAGCCATCGCGAAATTCCTTTCCGTAGTCCATGCCGTAGAGGAGCTGGCCTGGCTCGATCCGCAGCAGCAGCGCGAGCGACACGAGCGATTTGCCCATCCGCGGCGCGTTGCGTCCGGACTCCCAGTTGCGGTACGTCCTGTCGCCGACTCCTGCGGCTTCTGCGAGTCCTGCCTGGGTCAGTCCCTGCCGATGTCGTAGGACACGAAGCCGCTCGGCGACCGCTTCCTTGTCCACGGAATCGCGCCTGCGAGTCATCGTTGCCACCCGCTCGAAGCTAGACCAAATCGCCCGGAAAGAGCAAGGAAAGTAACTGGCCACTTTCTTTACAAATTCGGGGAATCGAACCCGCAACCAGACCGCGCGAATTACGCGCAGTGATACGCAGCCTTGGCATGCAAAAGGCACCCCCCTGGCAGCTCGAACCAGGGGCTCGAGACCTCGCCAAACCAGGTGCGAGGTCTCTGCCCCTGGGTCGTAGCTCGTCTCGGTTGTGTCGAAGCTCTTGGTGGCCTGGAGTGGGTTTCCAGGCAGCGAACATCCATAGCAGACGCTGCGCGCGGGCGCGCCAGGGAATCTCGCTCTAAGCGAGTAAACTCGAGGACGGCCGGAAGCTCGCGCAGCGAGCGAGGAGCCAGGTGTCAGGCCTCGCCGAGCGCGTACAGAGGGTGCGTCTCCTGCTGGAGACCCTCAACGACCCGTACCCGACGCCCAGGGGAGCGCTGGAGCCCGACAGCGGTCCCGCAGCGTCGCACTACGTGCCCTGCGAGCACTGTCGCGAGCAGGGCTGGGTCAAGCAGCGAGCCCGCATGTACGTGCTCTGCCTCGTCTGCGACGGCCGCGGCTGGCGGCGTCGCGAGCACGACGACGAGGAGTGGGACGCCTACCTCGGGATGACGCTCGCGGACGCCGCCGAGCTGCCGCGCGAGCCGGACATGAAATCGCGACTTCATGTCCAAGAGGACGATCCCCCGTACGCCTGGGAGCGGCTGCAGCGCACGTACGAGCGCCACGGCTCCTACCGCGCGCTACGGATCCAGCTCGATCGGCTTCGCGCTCACCACCCTCCTCGCCACCACCTCGTCCGGACCGTGCTCGTCGAGCACGAGCCGCGACGGCTCGACGAGCTCGCCGCGCTCGAGCTCGAGCTCGGCGTCGTCACGCTCGCGCTCTGGATGCCGCGCGTGCGCGTGCCGACATGGCTGATCGAGCGCAGCGCCGCCGCCGAGCGCCGGTCGACGGTCGCAGAACTCGCAGCGCAAGGGCTGCGAGCAGGCGAGATCGCCCGAATTCTCGGGATGACGAAGAAAGCCGTGAGGCGTAAGATGCAGGGAGCCGGGGCCCCCGCAAGGGCGGCGTGAGGCACACGCGCGAAGGGCGCAGCATGCTCGGGGGAGGACAACGAACTTCCTTCTCCGACCTGACCGAGGAGCGCGCCGAAGCGCGTCCTCTCATCGATGTCGATCAGTCGCCGCCAGGAAGCCGACGACGGCGACGATCGCGACGACGATCACGGCGCGCGTCGTGCTCGCGTGGTACGCGATCACCAGCGTGACTGCGAGCGCGATCGCGAGCACGTAGCAGACGAGGATGGCCGGATGCACGCGCATCACGCCACCTTCTTCGGCGAGACCCAGTCGAGAGCGCGCGCGATCCGTTCCGCGCCCGCGCCCGACTTCCAGGCCTCGATCGTGCTCCGACGCCAGATCGGTCCGCACGCGAGACGCGCGTCCGGTGCGGGCAGGTGCCCGCGTCGCATCCAGGCGTGGATCGTCGTCGGCTGCACGCCGGTCTCGACGCTGACCTCGGCGAGCCCCATCACCTCCAGCGGTCTCATTCGATCGCTCCTTCCTGCCGCGCGTAGGCCTCGACCCAACTGAGCACGGCCTCGGCATCACGTACGACGACGCGCGCCCAGCGGACGGCGTTGCGAAGCTGGTCGAGGCGTTCTTCTTCGGTCGCCGCCCTTGAGCTAGCGAACGTGCCTTGCTCGGTCTGCTTCGGCTCGAAGCGCGTCTGCCAGGAGTGCGCACGCAACCCGCGCGTCACCCGCTGTGCGGCCTGACTCTGTTCCGTCGCGACCGTCACGACGTGCTTCTTCGCGATTCGTTTGGACATTTGCTTCCTCCTTCGGTTGACCGAGGTCCCGCCGTAGACGGCGGGTCCCCTTGGGTTCAGTCCTTCGGCTTGGGTCGCGACATGAACCAGACGAGCGACAAGGCGACGAAGCCGAGAAAGCCGAGCAGGCCGATCAGAACAATCGCAATGCCTGTCCCGGCGTCCTCGGCGTTGTTGCATGCCTGTGCGCTGAGCACGGTGTCGTGCTGGCAGTCCGCAGAGACGCCGTGTGCCGAACCAGCCGCTGAGATCATCCAGGCCGCGATCAGTGCGGTCCAGATCAGCAGCACCCACGTCATCTTCCGCCAGCGCGGAACCAGTCGTTTCATGTACCACCTCCTTTCGGTTGACCGAGGGGACGCGCTACACGCGCGCCCTCTCTTCCAGCTCGGCGATGCGCTCGCGCGCACGCGCCGCCTCACGATCAGCTCGCTGTGCGAGCTTGTACTGCCGCGCGCGCCAGGCGCGCCTTGACTCGGCCTCGGCCTCGGCGAGCACGACGTGCTCCAGAGCGAGGTCTTCCTCGAGCGAGCCGTACATCACGCGGGATCGTGCTCTTCGTGATGCACGTCGAGGTCGTCGCCCTGCAACTCCGGGCCGCGATCCTCCAGCGTCTGTTCGTGCCGTTCCAGCTCCGCGAGATCGGCCTGCGCCGCAGCGATCTCGGCGCGAAGCTTCTCGACCTTCGCGCGTGCAGACTCGATCTTGCGCTCACGGTCTTTCACGCCAGCAGTGCGCAGGATCTCTGCGCCCTCGCCGACGGCGAACGCCGTCAGCCAGGGTACGAGCGTGTCGTGCGCCTTCGTGCGAGCTGACGTCGACGTCGCGGGCCGCGGCTTGCCGCCGGGGTAGTCCCACTCGCGGTCGACCATCAGCGCGTGGAAGCGTGCCGACCAGTCGTCCTTGTCGCCTTCCTGCCACGCACCGTCGCGCAAGTGCAGATCGAGCCGGACGCGGTAGCTGACGCGGTTGATCGTGAACGTTCCGCTCATGCCGATGTGCGTCTCGCTCGTCGCCCAGACCTTGTCGCACGGTCCGAGCGGCGTCTCGACGGCCGCTGTCTCAGGCCAGTAGCTAGTGCTCATGGTGATTCCTCCTGTGGTGGTTGACCAAGGTCGGGCGCGTGCGCGCCCGCCTTCGCTACGTCGCGGGTCCGATGTCGAGCCCGTCGGCCTCGATCCCGTCGAGGATCGGCTGAGCCATCCGGTGATCGATCGTGACAGCGCCGCCGAACCAGACCGGCGCGCCACCCTCGCCGTACAGGTGCTCATCGATCCACATGCGCGCGGCATCGTTCTGCGGGTAGAGCAGCACGATCGTGCCCTCGTCGCGCACGCGGAAGTCGTACTCGGTGAGGTTGAGCTTGTCGTTCATCGTTCCTCCTGTTGGTTGACCGAGGTGGCGCGCGCGTGCGCGCCTCCTTCTAGAACACGGTCTTGCCAGCGAGCGAGAGCGTGATCGGGTAGCGCGCACCACATGGCTCGGTGTGCTGAAACTCTGGATCGTCGCTCGGGTCCATCGCGCAGACCGCGACGAAGCCGCGCTTCTTGCCGCACTCGATGTGGTAGACGCTGTTGCCGCAGCCGTCGCACTGCTCGGCTCCGACGAAGCCGCCGAGCATGCCGTCGAGATCCTCTTCGGTCTCGGCGACGAAGTGCGGGCCGTCGATCGAGCGCGGCGTGAACGAGTACACGTAGTCGTTGTCGTTGATCATGATTCCTCCTGTGTGGTTGACCGAGCGCGACGCGCGAGGCGTCGCACTGTGCTAGCCGCTGATCTCGGACGTGCCGAAGCTGACGTGCTCGCTGTTGCCCTCGCGGTCGATGTCGTACGCGAGCGTGCCCCAGCCAGCGTCGAAGGTGACGCGCACGAATTCGTGCACCGGCCTCCAGCGCACATCCGGCGTCTCGCTCGTCTCCGGCGTCTCGACGTGGATCGCGACGACAGACTTGCTCTGAGGCTGCGAGGAGAGCAGCCGCCCGATGGCGTCGTACTGCTCGCGGGTGAGCGTGATCTCTGTTGCGGTGATCATGGTGTTCCTCCTGTGTGGTTGACCTAGCCCGCCGAAGCGGGTTGCGTGCTAGACGGCGTACTCGTAACCGCCGCCGTCGTTCCGGACGATGCGCCTGCCAGCCTGCGGCAGCTCGATGCGCACGACCTTGACGCTCTCGTACGTGCCGTGGAACGCGGGCACGTCAGGCACGGGCTCCAGCCGATCCTCGACGAGCCGATGCGCGAACGTGTTCGCTTCGTTCTCGGTCGAGAACGGCCCGTACACGTCGATCGTGCCGAACGAGCGCTCGGCCTCGACGCCGAAGGGGTAGCCCGTGAACAGGTTGCCGCGGGTGTAGAGAAGCTTGCTCATGATTCCTCCTGTGTGTGGTTGACCGAGGTGAGCGCGCTCGCGCGCGCTCCCTCCTACCGGCCCAGCAGCTCGCCCATCGCGAGCGTGACCGCGACCTTCGTCGCCGTCGAGGTGCCGTCGGCCCAGCCGCCGTTCTTCTGGGATCCGACCTCGCCGAGCGCGATGTAGATCACCTGCGCCTCATCGGTCGTCAGGCGTTGCTCGACGTGCGCGCGAGCCTGCGCGTTCTGGAAAGCGTAGTGCTCCTCGAACGTCACGGCCATCTCGGCGTCAAGCTTCGAGACCTTGGCAGCGTCGAGGTCGGCGAGCTTCGTGCTCACGCGCTCGACAGCAGCAGCGATGCGGTTCATGACTTCCTCCTGTGTGGTTGACCGAGCGACGGGCGCTACCCCGTCACTGCCTTCTGGTTCTTGCGACAGCATTCGCCGCACACCGGCCCGAGCATCACCTGCACGGGGTTGAGCGGCTTGCCGCACTGCTTGCACGGCATCAGACGACGCGCCAGAACTCGACGCTGCCGATCTCGAGCCGAGTGCCATTGCCGAGCGGCTCGTTCGCGCGCTTCAGCGCCTTCGCGAAGCCGCTGTTGATGTCGCGTGCGAGCACGCAGACGATCTCGCTGCGCGGACCGTGATCGGCGTCAGCGAGGAACTCGCGCTCGCCGCGGCCCTTGGTGTTGCCTGTGAACGTGACGCGGTACTCGATGCTCTGCATGACCTTCCTCCTGTGGTTGACCAAGGGTGCGCAGCAGCTCGCGCGGCAGTGACTCGCGCTTGCGCCCCTCCTTTCGACCCAGCACCGCCGGTACTCGCTGCTCGCGCGGGTCAGCGCCGAAGCGCTCCAGCCACCGCTGGTCATCAGGGTCAAACGCGAGCAACACCGTGGTCTCGGTGCTGTCAGGAGAAGGAAATTCGTTGTCCGTTCCCTCGCCAGCCGAGGCTGCGTCCGGGTGGTGTCCCCGTCGCAGCGAGTCACGCGCCCCAGTCGAAGACCGGTCGCTCTCGCGAGCGCGCAACTGCCGTAGGATCGGTGTCGTTTCCTTGGGCTAGCTCTTCCCTCCGCGCGGTGCGCTCGGGGCGTGGGCCTCCTCCTCCTGATCAACAGCCCTGGACGCTTTCAACTCCGACTTTCGCGTCCCCCGACGGGGGCGATCAGTGACGATTACGAAAGTAGCCCCGATTCCCGAGAGGTGCAAGTTTTGTCAACAGAGAAAGACGCAAATAGCGGGAACTTCGTGCAGCCGATCGCTCAACCAAGCGGCTCCGAGGAGTTGCTGCTGAACGTGCCGGAGACGGCGATGATCCCCGACGGCTGCACGTTCTGGGACGGCGAGGACGACGGACGCTGCAGGGTGCTGAAGCCAGACGGCGCGCGCTGTCGCGGCATCCGCCGACGGGACACAGGCCTGTGCAACGGACACAGCGGCATCGGGGGAGTAGCTACCGATCCCAGGATGGCCTCGCTAGCTGCGCACGCCGAAAAGGCCCGTCGCGCTCATGCACGGGCATCCCTCGGTATCACGGCGAGACGCGCCGCGCAACCCCTGCAGCAGGCCCGAATTCGCGCGCAGCTTCGTGCGAACGACTTCGCTGAGGCGATCGTGGACGCGCCGCTTGACGACGGCGAGCTGAGCAGCGTGGCGCGCCAGCGAGCTGCGATCGCGGCCGTCGAGCTGCTCTACCCGCAGGCCGAGGCGCGGCTCGACGTCGAGCTGCCGAGCACGGCCGACGAGGTCACTGGTCTGGGCTGGGCCGAGCTGCAGCAGCTCGCCTCGCAGCTCCTCGGCGAGTAGGCATCCCACCTGGCATCCCAGCTCGCAAAGCCGCATGGTTGAGCCATCCCAGCCGCAGTCAGAGGCCTCGAGGGCTGGTGGTACCGATCTGCCCATCGTGCGCGCGCGGTCTTCATCGCGCGCGCGATGAACGCGCTCGCGCTCGAGCGCGACATCGCGCGCACGCGCACCCGCGTCTACGCGGGGTGGGCGCGGCCCACCCCTGCGCGCGCGCGATCGCGCGTGGAGCCTGGCGCGGGGCCGCTCGCCGACTGGGCACGCGCGCGACAGCCTGTCCCCTTCTGGCAACGCGCGCGAGAGTAAACGAACACGCGGGGCCCGAGTAAACGAACACGGGGGGTTTCCGAACATGGCTCGCCCGCGCAAGTGGGAGTCGGATGCGGAGCGGATGCGCGCGAAGCGTCAGGGGCTCGAGCTGGCACCTGTCGAGGTGGCTGCAGAGCCTGGTCGCGGACCCGAGTACGACCCTCACATCTCCGAGCAGGAGTACGTGCGTCGCGAGCTGGAGATCACGCGCGCGCAGATGCAGGCGGGCCTGCTGAAGGAGGTGATCGATCCGCGGGACGGACGCTCGCGACTCGATCGCTCGGAGGCGTACGCGCGCTGGCGCTACCGCGAGTTCATGCGCGGCGAGGTTGCTTCTTTGTGAGGAGGTTCTGATGCGCGAGGACGACGCGAGGATCGCCGCCGAGGCTGCGCAGCTTCATGCTGCTTTCATGAGCGGGTTGCTGGGCAAGAAGCCTCCGAAGAACGGGGATCGTGACATGCAGCACGCCTGGGAGGTCGGGGTCTGGGCGAGCGATCTCGCGCTTGCCGCGCAAGCACGGCTCAGCCGTTCTCATTCGTGATCTGACTCTGCTTCCCAGGCGTCGTCGAGTTCTTGTGTGGCCCGTTCGAGCGCGTCGTCGTAGACCGCGCCTTTCTTCAGCCCGAGCACGATCATCGTGCGCACCCCGCTGCGGAGCTGTTCGCGTGCGCGTTCCCACTCGTCGAGCACGATGTCGCTGCTGCTTGTCATCGGGAGCCTCCTGGTAGCTGACGCCCGGACGCTACGCCACCGCCCGTGAACATGTGTCCACAGCGGCGTCCACAGGTCTAGCGGTAGCCGAGCTCCCTGAGCGCTTCGGTGACGTCCTGCTTGTCGGGGTGCTCGATCCCGGCTTCCAAGAGCAGCCTCGAGACCTCGACCGCGATCTGCAGCGAGTGCGGCTTGAAGGGGATCTGCGGGCAGTTCTCGTCCGCGTCGTAGTAGCTGCCGCAGCAGAGACAGATGGTTCTGGTCATCAGACTCATCTTCAAATGATGCCCGAGCAGCTCATTCGCTTCCTTTGCTACGGGAGAGGGCGACCCCAAGGTCAACGAGCGCGATGTAAAGCGCGTTATCATCAACCGAACCGCTGTAGACAGTCAGGACTTTTTCCGCCTCCTCCTGTAGTTCCCGTAGCTGCTCGGCCTGGGCATCGATCGTTGCGCCGCGCTTCTCGATCTGCTCGATCAGATCCTTCTCCTTGTACATGCCTTCGATCACGGCGAGGCGGCGCGTGATCCTCGTCATCGCTGCGAGCGCGGCCACTGCGTCTTGCGGCAGCGCGGCGAGGACCGCCGCCAGGTCGTCGTCGATCGTCATCAGATCCTCCTCAGCTTCACTTCTTGCCCGAGGTGTCGTCGCGCCATCCTCACCGCCGCGCTCTTCGTGTGCCTGGTGTAGAGGCGGGCCCCGTTCACCTCGACCGCCCAGAGGGGCCGACGATCGGGTTTGCGGTGCAGTAGTCCTTCGTGCTCGAGCTGGTCGAGCCGGTCGAAGGTGTCGGGGCGCAGGCGTTCGTACTCACTCATCGGGGTAGGCACCGGGAGGGACGTAGATCTTCTCGGCCCGCACCGCGTTGACGAGCTCGACGCAGTTGCGGCAGAGCGGCTGCTTGACGGCGCGCTCGATCGCGAGCTGCACCGGCTCGACCTGGCGGATCTGTTCGTCGACGTCGGGCGGCAGCCCGGTCACCGGGTCGATCGGCACCGAAGGAACGAGCTCGGGGTCGAAGGTGAACTGGCGTCGGCAGCTCCAGCAGCGCCCGAAGCCGATGTACTGGCCTTCGTTCATCCCGCTCCGATCTCGTTCAAGGCGGCTCCGGCGATCGTGTCGGCCTGCACCACGTAGGAGTAGATGGTGTTCGCGACGTGCTGCCAGTTCGAGGGGTCGTTGCCGATGTCGGTGAAGACGACGTTGTTGCGTCGCAGCTTTTCGAGCAGCTCGGGCTGCAGGTCGCGGATCGCGCGCAGGGCGCTCATCACCAGCTCGAAGTCGTCGACCGGGACCTGTACGTACTCGCTCATCGGCTCTCCTCTTTCAGTGCCTTCAGGTAGCGCATCGCCGTCTCGTACTCGACCCGGTGCTCGGAATGGTAGGTGCGGTTGGTGATCGTCAGCCAGTACTTGCCGTCCTCGAGCTCGACGGTCTGCCTGCCGATTCGGTAGACGCGCTCTGCGAGCACGATCCTCATCCGTGATGCACCTCGAGCGCGATTCCTCTGCGTGTCGCCTGCTCGATTGTGTGCGCTGTCCCTGTCGAGCCGTCCTTCCAGAAGGCGATCACCAGGTCGGGTTTCGTCTCGAGCATCGCGATGTTCCGCTCGAGCCCTGCCCGCCGGTTGAAGGTCTCGTTCCTGAACCAGTGCGCGGGCATCTCGTGCACCTCGAAGCCGAGGGTGCGCGCGATCTCGCCAGCGAGCCGGTCGGCTCCGCGCGCACCACCGTGAACCACCGTCGACCCGCGCGGGAGCGACCGCAGGCGCTCCCTGATCGCGCGCCCGTCGCTCCAGTTGCGCGAGCCGCAAACGAGCACTCTCATCCGCGCCTGCAGAACGGGCAGTGCCCGTGCTTGCCGGTGGCGAGCTCGAGCGCGGTCGTCTTCAGCACGTCGGCGATCCTGACCAGCGTCAGCGCCGACGGCTTGCGCTCGCCCAGCTCGATCCGCGACAGGCCCGTGTGCGAGACGTCCTGGAATTCGCGCAGGCTCAGGCCGAGCTGGTAGCGGCGCTTGCGGATCGCCTGTCCGAGTTCGGGCTGACGCATCAGCCCCTGCTGCGTCACCGCTGAAAGAGACGATCGGGGCTCAGACGGTCTGCCGCAGATCGCCGTCCCCGGTTGTACTCCTCTACTAGTACGCGCGCCATGTAGTGCTGAACGCTCGAGTTGTTCATGCCAGCTCCCTCCCTTGCTCGTCCCAACAGCCAGGGGACGTCCCGGTTGGCGATGACTTCCTGCAGGTGCTCGAGATCGAGGCCTCCGTTCGGGTACGCGGCGTGCACGTACGAGAGGCCGCGGATCAGGTTCGAGTCCTGCCCTTTCACTCTCCCGTAGGTGGACCCCTTCAGGGTGACGAGCACCGGCTCGAGCACGCCGAGCTTCTGCGCCTGCTCGAGCGCCGCGATCGCCGAGATGTTCCGCTCATCGTGCGCCGCCGAGACGATCGAGATCCTGTAGGCGTACTTCTCGGTCAGCTTCTTCATCTCGACCGCTTCCGGATCCTCGGCGACGACGCGCGCCATGAACGTGTAGAAGATGTGCACGACCTTCCTGTCGCGGTTCTTGTGCAGGAAGAAGCGCGCCTCCGAGGCCTTGTCGAGCCCCTCGTAGATCGAGCACCAGAGCGCCGTCTTCTGCTTCAGCTTCGAGGCCTCGTAGCGAAGCTGCCCGTCGAGGATCGCGAAGGTCGCGCCCCGCTTGCGTGAGGAGACGTCGATCGTGCCGACCAGTGTCTCGTCGTAGCGCGCGGCGAGCTTGCGCACGAAGTCCCAGGGCACCGGCCGCTGGTAGTCGTGGTCGGCGAACATGCGGTCGATCGGGATCAGCTCCACCTTGAACGGCCACTCGCCTTCGCTGACGGGCTTCGCCTCGACGAGCTCCTCGGGGATCCCGCGCGACTCGCGCACCAGCGAGAACCACAAGTCCTGCAGGTCGTCGGCGTTCTCGAGCCGCTCGGCCAGCTCGTTCCAGATCTCCTGGTAGCGAGGCTCGATCCAGCCTCGCTTGTGCACGCGCGAGATCGACGGCTGCAGCAGATCGGGGTAGACGTCCTTGCCCTGCTGCTTGCCGATCAGCACGGCGACGTGCGCGAGGTCGGACTGCATGCCGCGGATCTCCCAGCCGCCGACCTTCTCGACGATCGCGGTCAGTCGCTCGTGCAGCGCGTCGGCGGTCTCCTGGCGTTGCTTCATCAGCGCTGCTGAGGCGGCGCGCATCTGTTCGCTCTTCACTTCCCGCTCTTCCTTGTTCATCGCTCTCGGCTTGCGCACCGGCTCGCCCTTGAGCAGGCCTTCGTGCTTGAGCTGGGCACGCATGTTGTTCAGCGCGCGCCCGCCATGTGCGGTGCCGGTGAGGCTGAGGATCTTGCCGTCGACGAGCACGTCCTTGTGCGTCAGGCGGTTCTGAACGGCCCAGTGTCCGCTCTTCATCTTGCGTAGCACGTAGTTCGACTTGAGCTCGCGCGCCAGCGCGTCGAGCTCCGTGGAGCCAGTCCTGCCTCTCGGCATCGAGGCCTCCTGGGTTTACGGGGTAACTCCCCCTGGTGACCGAATAGTAAACGCTGGGATGGGCTAGGATTCCCCTGCTTCTTGAGCAACCTCCTGGGCCTCGGGCGCTTGCCGTCCGGGGTTGGTTGACCTCAAGCGAGTGGGGCACCCTCACGGGTGCCCCTGCTCGTTCAGCGGTTGCATCCCTGACCGGGCCAGCAGTAGCGGTTCTTCGTCCAGTGCGACCAGATCCAGCGGTCCTGCTTCAGCCGCCGCTGACAACAGGCACAGGTGTAGACGCGCTTCGTCTTCGTCTTCATCGGTACAGCGCCCAGCCCTTCTCGTAGTAGAGCTCGAGCCCGAGCCGCTCGGCCTCGCGCTCGCACCAGCGGACGACGCGCTTGCCGATCGACGGGTCGTCGACACCGAAGCTCATCGCGTCGCCGAACGTGCGCGCGTGCTCGAGCATCGTGATCGCCGTCTCGCGGTCGACCGTGTAGCGGAACTGCGAGCCCTTGCCGACCTTCACGCGCACCGGCTCGCCGACCTCCGGATGCTCGCGCGGGAATTCGGTGCACATCGGGTCGAAGCACTCGTAGAAGACCCAGCCCGAGACGCGGACCTCCACCTCAGACACCGAGGCCGTACGTCGAAGGAAGGAAGCCGATGTGCTGCGCGTAGCGCGCGGTGGCTTCCTCGTACACACGCTCGAGCACTTCGTCGTCCTGATGGGCGCGGAGCCGTGCGAGCTCCTCGCCCCAGAGCGTGACCGCCGCGTGCAGCGCGTGCTCCTCGTTGATGTCGATCACGCACGCGCAGCGTTTCAACTGTTCGACGAACAAGAGCCACGCCTGATGCTCGCGTGCCATCTGTGTAACGGGTACTGCGGACATGCTGAACCTCCTGGGAATGGGACGGTTGATGCACACATTTTAGCGAAGTCGATTTTCGAGTCTTCGCGGAAAGAGGCTCCCTTCCAGGGGTTTTCTCACAAAGTGCCTGCAAAAAATTTCGACTTGACACGGTTTTCGTGTCGACGGAGGTGACAGGCATGTCGGTCCATCTTTCGCCCGGTGACGTCGCGCTCTACCTGATCGCGATCGCGCTCTGGGTGTTCGTGCTCTGGGGTGCTGACCTGATCTAAGGAGGGGCGATGAAGCCGAGCAAGACGAACAAGAAGGTCTCCGGGCTGGGGGATCTCCGCTCGCCGCAGTTGCCGGTGCCGGGGCAGACGCACCACCAGTCGCGGGCTCCGATCTCGCATGCGCGTCCGGCCACGCAGTGGTTCTCGCCGGACTCGTCGATCACGCTGCCCTCCGATCACGGGAAGAAGCGATGACCGAGCCGATCCAGCAGCCCCAGCATCCGGTGACGATCGAGCGGCTGCTCGACGGCAAGATCGTCGGCGGGGCAGACACGGTCGAGCACGCGGTCCCCCTGGCGGCTGCGGCGGCGGTGGTGATCGCCTCGCGCGGCGTGCCCGCGGAAGAGGGTGTGCTCGTGCGGGAGAACGACGTCGTCGTCTGTCAGATCGGAGGTGTGTGATGGCGCGCGCGAAGCCGAGGACGAAGGCCGGGAAGAAGGCGAAGGTCAAGGTGGTGATGGACGAGTGGAAGGCGGGCCAGCTTCACTCCGGATCGAAGAAGGGCCCGATCGTCCGCAACCAAAAGCAGGCGGTCGCGATCGCGCTCTCGCAGTCGGGTCAGTCACGCAAGGCGCGCCGCGGCAAGACGAAGAGGTGACGATGCAGGGAGTCGCAAGCGCCTCGACGCCACGGCACGCGCACGCTTGCAACTGCATCGGCTGCTGTCGTCTCTGTGGGACGTGCATCACTTGGCACGGGCACACGAAGGAGTACTGCGAGCTGTTGCAACGGCAGGCGGGCGAACGGCGGCTGTTCTTGCAACGGAGCTGATGTGCCGACCAAGACGAAGGGCCCGGACCCCGAGGTCGTCGAGCGGATCAGGGAGGAGCTTGCGAAGCGGCTGAACGAGCGAGCTGCGGCGCTGCTGCATCCCGCGGGACTGCTCGAGCATGTCACCTGCGTCGACTCGCGCACGGGCGAGAAGTTCTCGTTCGAGCTCGAGGACGAAGACGCGGGTTGGTACTGGCAGCGCGATGTGCTCGACACCTGGATCGAGCACCCGCTCAACCTTGTTCTCAAGGCGCGCCAGATCGGTATTACTTGGCTGGGCGCGGGGTACGCGCTGTGGAAAGTCCTCACTCTCCCCGGCACCCGCGCCCTGATCGTCTCGATCAACGAGGACGAGGCGATCAAGGTCGTCAACCGCCTGTTCGACATGTTCCACTCGCTGCCCGAGCACTCGCGCTTCGAGGCAGAGATCACGCGCCCGGTGCGCGGGGCTCGTCCGTCGACGCTGATCGAATTCAGCTTCAAGGACGGGCGCATCTCGAGCGTCGTCGGTCTGCCGTCGACGCGCCGCGCCGGTCACGGCGAGGTCGGCACGCTCGTCCTACTCGACGAGTACTCGCGGCACGAATACGCGCGCGACAGTTGGAAAGCCATGTTCCCTGTCGCCGACAACGGCGGGCAAATACTCGTCATCTCCACCGCCAACGGCGTCTCGAACGAGCAGACCGGCGAGGGCAACTACTTCCATCACCTGTACGTCAACGCCGAAGACCTCGGCATCCACGCCCAGTTCCTCGCCTGGGACCTCCACCCCGACCGCGACGAGCACTGGTACTCGGAGAAAGCGAAGGCTCTGCCGTCCCACGATCGCGCGGAGCAGTTTCCACGTACGCCCGAGGACGCCTTCATCAATACCGGCGAGTGCTGGTTCGACCTCGATGCGCTCGCCTGGTACTCGGAGGAGCACCCGCTCGAGGAAGAGGGACGGATGCGCTTCATCCCCGATGCGACGGGAGCGAAGTCGAAGCTCCACTGGTCGCAGCAGGGGCCGATCCGGGTCTACACACGTCCCGAGCCAACCCATGAATACGCGATCGGTGCCGACGTCGCCACGGGGCGCGGTCTCGACTACAGCGCTGCCTACGTCATCGATCTCACGAACCAGGCTCTCGCTGCCGAGTTCCACCAGAAGGTCGACGCGGACGAATTCGCTGAGCAGCTCCACTTCCTGGGGCGATGGTACGGGACCGCTCGGCTCGCAGTCGAGATGGGCGGCGGCTACGGCGAGCCGGTGATCATCAGCTTGCGCGACGGCCGCAAGGGACGACCGCACTACCCGAAGCTGTACCGGCACGCGATCGCTGACCGAGCCGACATGCATCAGCTCTCGAACTACGGCTTCCCGATGAACACGAAGACGCGCCCGCAGGTGATCAACCAGATCGAGCAGGTGATCCGTGAGCGCACCGTGCCCGCGCTGCCGCGCACGCTGATCATGGAGCTG